ACCTGCTACTGCCCGATTGGACAGGCTATGCAAGAGAGAGATAGAATCAGGAGAACAATACACCAGCACAGGGTTTGTGCAACACTACAAGCGTTACAAGGCAAAGAACTGTAAGGGCTTTGGGTTAGTGAGTGTGTGCAGTAAAACAGGAGCGGATCGGGAGATCCATCGCAATGAGAAGTTGCTAAAGATCAGGGAAAAGAGTAGGCCAAAGGTTAAACACTCATCAGGGGATAGAGCAGAGAAACGGCGTTGCTATGAGGTGGAGCCAGTCTTTGGAAATATCAAGCACGATATGAAATTCAGGCGCTTTCTACTGAGGGGGTGGACCGGCCGGAATTATTTTAGAATCAACCGGACCGTAAACGGGCCTGTTTCGAGGCGACAAAAAGGGGTGGCGATCGCGCCGCTTCCGTTTGTCATTTCCGAAAGAGCGATCAGTCGGGATTAGTCGGTTGGGGTTTCGGCTTTGATTTGGGTTTTGAAGCCGCCGTTATCGATCATGTGGGTGACGGTCGTGATCGACCACAGGCCATCGACGCCGGAACGCAGGCCGCTCAACCGCATTCGGGCCTCGGCCGCGATCATCGGGTTGCCGGGCAGGTTCAAGGAGAGTTGAGCCTTGCCGCGGGTCAGGCTTTTGAGCTTGGCCTTTGCAGCTTGCTCGGCGCGCTCGCGGGTTGGTTGAATATGGTGCAGGCGATAGACCGTCTCGCCCTCGCCTGCGGTGACCGTCTCGGTCTTGCCGGTCGCCTCGTCGTGCCAGGAGGCGACGGCCGAACGATATTTGCCGCGCTCGGCAAGCGTCACGCGATAATCGGCGACTTCTCCCTTATCGACGGCGATCACCGGCAGGGCCGCGCCGCTGACACATCGGCCGAGGCCCCTTTCGGCAAGCAGGAGCGCTCCGGCCTTGACGGTGGCAATGGCGTCATGGTCCTTGGCGAGCCGTTTCAGGAGGTGCATGTCGCTTTCGTCGACTTGGGCGATGTGGTCATAGGCGATCTTGCCCAATGCGTCGGACACGGCCGATTTGAGGCTGTGTTCGGCAGCTATTGACGTGACAAGATCGGCCAGGCTCACATCGTCCCAGTTCCGGGTCTTGTGGCTTTTGAGGCTACCGCCCATATCGGCTGAGGCCCCGCGAAAACTCAAACGCGCCGCCGGGCCGCTTAGAGTGACCTCGTCAGCGGTGTATCGGCCCATGGGCGTAAGCCCGACCTCCTTATAGCCCAGAGAAACGGCAATGCCCGCGCCGGTCGAAGGCACGGCGATCCCAGCGTCGCGATCATCGAGCGTGACATCGAGGGCGTCGGATTTAAACCCGGCCTCGTCGGTGACGGTCAGGCTGATGAGCCGCCGCCGGATAAGGCCGGTGATGTCGGCGCCGGAGACGATCAGGCTAAAGTCGGGGATCATGGGCCATCACTCCCACAGTCTGATGACGGCGCGTTGGGGCGTGACCGCCTCGCGCTCGGGCAGAGTTATGAGCAAACCGGCAGGCAAGACCGGCCCTTGGGCGGCAAGTCCGGGATTGGCGTCATAAACGGCCTGGAGATCGTAAGGCTTAGCGCCATAATGGATTGCGCAAACCCTGTCCAGCACATCGCCGTCTTTCGTGCGATAGATCATGTCGGTGGCCTCCCCATATGGGCGCCATTATCGTCGCCATAATCGTTGAGGGTGAGGGTGAAGTCGATACGCCGCGGCGCGCCGTCGGCAAAGAGCGCGGTGCGGGTTTCTTCGAGGGATACAATGACCCAGTCGCCATGAACGAAGCCCAGACCATCGACCAGCAACAGCGGTCGGCCGCGATCGCCGGCCTGGCGCAGACGATCGAGCGTTTTGAGGCCGCCCTTGTTGAAGTGGGGCAGGATGAAGCCGGACAGGGTGATGGTCTGGCTGTCGGGGCCGACAAACTGGCGGGCGGGGCGGCGCTCGATACGATCCTGCTTCGGCCAGCGCCAGGCCGATTGGCGGCGGAAGGTGTCATAGGCGGCGGTATCGATGGCGAAGGCGTGGCTCCCCAGCAGCATCATAATGTCAGTCATGGAGCAGCCTCCGCAGATCGGCCTCTTGCTTTGCGTCGCGCTCCTCGAGGACGCGCTTGATCGTGGCTTCGAGATTGCGCGTGTCACTGCCGCTCGCGTTGACATTGATATGATAGTGCGAAGTGTGATGGATCACATGGCCTGCCGGACGCCCGTCATGGGCGGGGGGCTCTGTTGCCATCGCGGCTGGTGGCGTTGCGGCCGCAGCGGGCAGGGTGGCGCTGGCGGCGATCAGGGCTGGGGCGGCAAGGCGCATCGGCGGGCTTGGCGACAACGGATTGGATACGCCGCATTTGCGCGCTGATACCGGCCTCGCCCTGGCCGAGGCCGAGAGCCAGTCCTTGGCTCAAATGACGGCCAAGGCCCATAAAGACGCGGCTTGGCGATTTGATCCCGAAAAAGTCCTTGACCCCGCCGACGATCGACGAGCCGATATGACCGACGGTCTCCTTGACGGCGGCGATCCCGGCTGTGATGCCGCCGATCAGCCCGTCGATGATGCTGCGGCCGATCGCGAACAGGCTTTGGCCCCAGCCCTTGGTGATGGCGGCGATGCTGTCCCAAGCGGCCCCGAAGATCGATTTGACGCTGTCCCAGAGGCGGCCGAAGAAGCTGGTGACTCCGCCCCAGTTGGAGGCGATCCACTCCAGCCCATCAAAGGCGAGAAGCCCCTTGATCCAGTCCCAGGCGACCCCGAAGATCGATTTGACGCTGTCCCAGAGGCGACCGAAGAACGCCTTGATCGGCGTCCAGTATTTGTAAATGAGAAATGCGGCGGTGGCGATGGCGGTGATAATCAGGCCGATGGGATTGCTCATGATCGCCGCCGTCAGCGCCCTAACACCGCCGATCACCAGAGGTATAGCCCGGCTTGCCAGCCCGACCAGGGCGCGCGCAAAGCCCTTGATCGTCCCGCCGGCGGCGACCATCCCTGCGCGCGCGCGCGTCATCATCGCCGCGCCGAGCGCTCTGGTCCCGGCGATAACGGCAGGGAACACGCCCTTGGCCAGCCCCCAAAGAGCGCCGCCGATGGTCTTGATCCCTGTAACGATACGCCGATTTATGGATACGGTCATCGCCGCGTTCCAAGCCCAGGCGGCGGTCGCGGCGGCGCCCATGGCCGCGCCGACGCCGATCAGACCCGCGCCGATGGCGCCGACCACCTTGCCCAGAACCGGAAACCGCTCGATGCAGGACGCGACCCAGACGGCAACCTCGTTGAGGGGCGACAAGACGGTGTTCAGGGCCGGCAACAGCGTGTTGGCGAACACATCGCCGATCTGGACCAGGTTCTGTTTGAACATCGTCCATTGGCCGGAAGCGGATTGTCTGAAACGTTCGTATTCGTCGTCGACGAGATTTGACCGGGCGGCCTCGTTGACCTCGGCATAGGTGGTTTTCAACTGGTCCAGCTGGCCGAGGAGCAGCACGACGCCACGCTTGCCCTTATCGCCGAATAGCTTTTGTAAAAGGTCGCCGCGCTCGTCGGTGCCCATATCGACCATGAGGGCCTTCATGCGCTCCAATGTGGCGATCAGGTCAAGCTCGCCCTTTTCATCGCGCGCGATTTCAAAGCCCATCTTTCCCGACGCCTTGGTCAAATTGCGCAACATGCCGGCAAAGGCGGTGCCGGCCATCGATCCCTGCAATCCGGCCGAATTCAATTGCCCGACCACCGCCGCCGTCTGTTGTAGGGACACCTTGTAGCCCTTGGCGTCGGCCGCTGCGTATTTCAAGGATTCGCCCAGCTGGCCGAAGTCGCGGATTTGAAACTTGAATTGGGTCTTGGCCAGCACATTGCCGATGGTCTTCATCTTCTCTTCCGCCGTGCCCTCGATACTGCCGCCCAGGTTTTTCAGGGTGGTGGCGAAAATCTCTCCGACCTGTTCGGGAAGCCCGCGGGTGACCTTGGCGAGCTTGTGGACCAATTCACTGCCCGCCCGCGCGGTTTCTTCCCCCAATCCAGGGGAGTTCAGAGCGTATTCGATATTCAGAACCTCTTTCTCCGAGGCCAGGCTCTTGCGGGAAAAGGTTCTGGCGTGTTGGCGCGCGCGGGACACGGCGGCGTCCTTGTCGCCGTCCTTGGCGTTGATGACCGTCTCCAAATACAAAGGTTGCTCTTCGCGGGCCATGGCCGAGCCGATAAGCCGAGATGCGCCGTAAGCCGCGCCGGCCAGCCCCATCATGCGCCCGCGCAAGGCGCCCAGCCGCCGCCTGTTTGCCGGCGAGCGCCCTTTGATGCATCTCGGTGTCTTTGAGCGCGCGGGTCAGACGGCCCTGCTCGCGCACGACTTGGCCGATCTCAATCCCATAGCTTTTCGCATCGCGCTTGGCCTGTTCGTAGCGGGCCTCGACCGCACGAATACCTTGGCCCAGACGTTTGCTGGACCGGCCCAAACTCGCCTGTTTCTCGCGCAACTGACCGAGCAGGGTCTTGTATTTGATGACCGCGCCGGTGGCGCCGAGCTTCTCGTTGGTGTCCTGCCATTGTTTGCCGAGCCTGGCCGAGCGCGCCTCGGCGGTTTCGATGGTTTTGAAATAGGACTTGCCGAGCGCGGCGCCGATGACTAGGCTGATACCGAGGGTTTTATCCATGGGTCATATTATCTTCTATTCTCTATGGGCTGTTTGGGCTGCCGTTTTCATGGCGACCGGCTGGGCCGAGGGGGACGATGCATGGGTCGGCGCTCTGGGCGCAGGGTTTGTTCTGGCCTGCGTCAGCATGTTGATCCTGATGCTGGCGCTCGGCCTGTTCACGGCATTGGCCCTGTCGCTGCAGGACTGTTTTTACCGGGTCCGGGATATGCACGATCGCCTGCGCAAGCGGTTCGGTTGAGCGCCTCGAGCCACGCCGCCAATTCCTCGCCGTCCATATCCAGCAAGTCGCGGGGCGGCCAGCCGGTATGGCTCGCCAGGACTACGCAGAGCCTGCGGGCGTCTTCGGCGGCGAAGACAAAAAACCCCTATACGCCTCCTGCAATCTCGCATAATCGGCCAAATCCAGCGCCTCGACGATGGCGGGGGCGACCTCGGCCAGATTGGCGAAAATGCGGATTTCCTTTTCCGCCTCGCCACCCGCCCCCTTATCGGCGGCCAGCATGTCGCGCACCTTGGGCCGCCGCAGCGTGATCTCGTCGATGGTCTGGCCCTCGGCGGTGATCGGATAGTCAAGGGTAATGGTCTGTGTCATCCTATCGGTTCCTTTTGTGTTAGAGGCCAAGTGCGGCGCGGGTGTCGGAGAGTTGATCGACGCCGTCAACGACGCAGACCATGTTGATCGGATCGGCCTCGACGATCGCCGCGCCGTCGCGTTCGAGTTTGTAATATCTAAGCGACAGCGACAGTTTGAGCGTCGCCTCCTCGCCCGGTTTCCAGGTGCCCATGTCGAATTCCTTGATCAGCCCGTGCATCTGCACGATCACGGCATGCAAGGTTCCGTCATCGTCGAGCGCCGCGCCACGGGCGGTGAAGGCGACCTGCTTGCCGGGGACGACCCCGAAGAGCTTGAGAATATCGGGGTCGAAGGCGTTGAGCGTCATCTCGGCCTCCAGTTTTTCATGCGCCAGCATCGGCATATCGACCGCGGCCGACAGCCCGCCGGCCTTGTATTCCTGCAGCACCGGGGCGAGCTTGGGCAGGGTGATTTCGGCGATGCGGCCCGCAAGCCTGCGCCCGTCCACGAAGAGGTTGATATTATGAATGACGTCCTCGATCATTTTGCTGTCTCCTGTGGGTTCAGGCCGCCTTGGGCAGGATCTCGGTCAAATAGTCATTGACGAGATGCGAGCGGAAGGTGACGTGCTCGGCGGGGTAGTTGGCGGAAAAGTCGAAATCAATGTAAACTTTGCCTTTGGCGATCTGGTCGGGAGTGTTGAGTTCGGCATCGGCCCAAGCCGTGCCGTCGATGATGGCGCCGACCGCTTTAAGATGCCTTAGATAAGCGTTGACCCCGCCGATCACGTCTTGCAGGTAGGTGCGGCTGATGTTGCGATCGACCGCCCAGAGATGAGCTTTGAGGACGCTCTCGTGGATCATATCGGCGGTGCGCCGGACACTGAGAAAGGTGTATTTGGGGTCTGATGCGCAAGAGCGGTTGCCCCAGAGCCTGAAGCCGTCCTGGCGAATGATGGTGGCGACCTCTTTTTCGTTGAGGAGGTTGGCGCGGGAATTGGCATCGCCGAGGGTGAAGTCGACCGCCCGCGCCGTGCCGGTGATGCCATCGATGGTGCGGTTGGAGGGTGACTACCAAAAGCCGCGCTCGGCATCGGAACGCGCGATCACGCCGGCGACGCGGGCCGATGCCGGACTGACATTCGGTTTGGCCGTTGCGGCATCGAACACATGAACCCAGGGATCGACGAGATAGAGGCGGTCGGAGCCGAAATTGCCGCGATAGGCGATGGCCGCCGCATCGTTGCTGTTCGGCCCGTCGGCGATGACGATGCCACGCAGGCGCCGCGCGATTGGGATCATCTCGGATACCACGGCCTGTGTCTGTGTGTATCCCGGCGCAATCAGCAGGCGCGGTGCGACGCCAAGCACGCTCTCGGCAGCCAAGAGTGCCTGCACCCCCTTATAATTACCCATCTTGTCGTCGATGCCCCCGATGATATTGGCTGTCGTCTTGGTCTTGTCCTTGCCGGCCTCGACGCGGACCACGACGACCATCGCGCCGGCCTGATCGAAGATGCCGTCGATAGCGGCGGGCAGAGTGCCGCTCTTGCCCAATCCAGTCGCCTCCTTGCGCGATCCGGCAATCAAGACAGGTGTATCCAGCGGGAACTTGTCGGATTTGGCATCTGGCGCGGTGCCGACCAGCCCGATCACCGAGGACCGCACGGTGCGAATGGGCCTGGCGCCGCCGTCGATCTCGATGACCTCGACGCCATGTAAGAATTGCTCTGGCATGATACTTCTCCTATTCCTTGGAGTTCAGTTTTGTCACTTCTTCGCGTGTCTTTGTTCCCAGCACCGCATCCTTTTTGCTGCGCGCCTCCAACACGATTTTCTGCGTGCGCTCCGTCATGGCGTAGAGCAGAGCGGCCAGATCGGAGAAGCTGAGTGTGTGGCGCGTGTTATCCGCCGCAATCCAGGTCGTCGTTTGTTCGGTCTTGCCTGCGGAGTGCAGGCTGGCGACACGGTCTGTCAGCGCTTTTTGGCTGCGCGCATCGGCCTGGTAGGCGATGCCTCGATACTCGATGTCGGTCGCTTTGGCCTCATGAGCCGTCGCGGTGATGGTGGCCCGCGCCCTGGCCTTGGCCTCGCCAAGCAATGTGTCAGGATCGGGCTCGGCGATGTCGGCGTTTGCGATCGCCCACTTAAACAGGGCCTTGCCGGTTGGATCACCGTCGTTTTTGTGCGCCGTGAACGGGATGTCGCCCAACTCGGGGTGGGTCCACAGACAGTCGAAAGAGCCGTGCTCGGCGTCGTTCCACCCGCAGTTTTTGAGATCGTAGTCCATCAGGCCACCCTCTTGATCAGGTTTAAAGTGCCCCATGCCCCGGCGGACCGGACATCTCCGACGGCGTCGAGGGGAGTCATGATGCGCCAAGTGCCAGGCAAGCCGCCCGCATTCCGGTTACCTAACCGGCACACATCCCATGCATAGTCAGAGCCGATATCGCCGCCGATATTGCTGTCGATGAACTGTGCACCGGCAACGAGCGCATTGCGCGCATGGGTCTGTGTCCCGCGCAAAAGCGCAAGGATGTAGCTGCCGATGTCGTAGGAATCATCGCCAGAATTCACATATCGTCCATGCCGGCCGTAGATGTGGCCGTCGCTCCTAAAAATCCATGTGTTATCATAGTGACCTGGCCGAAAAGAGTGGATTATAAAGTCGATGCCATTATCGATCTTTGGGTGGATATATAAATCCGCGATAGCCTCTTTGATATCCGGATGCGTTCGTTTTAAGCGAACGACAGGCCCGATATTACTTGTGCCAGAAGCCTTTGGCGGGGTTGTGTCTTCTAACTGAACGGGAAACCACAATTGGTCATAGTCACCTGTGTTTCGCATTCTTATATGCGCCTTCGGTGTATCAGCTATAATGTCCAGAGGGCCGCTCATGCTATCACCGCTTTTGCTGACCTTGGCGTTAAGATTAGAGGCTTTTGCAAAGTAACCTGAATCATGTCCGTCCAGTTTGGCGGCATCGGCAGCCTTGCCGGTCTTGTCCAGCTTGTTCTCTTCCAGTCTTTCAATGCGGCCCAGATTAAGGCGGGGCAGATCGTCCTTGGCAGCGACAATCATCAGGCCTTCTCTCACGGCAGAAAAGGTCAGGGCATGCTCGACCTGGTAGACGATGGCGCCGGTCTGGCGCGGCGCGACATCGGCTCCGGCCCAAATGGCGATCAAGCCCCCGTCCTTGTCGAAAAAACCGATCTCACGCACAGGAAAGGCAGGGGTATCGGCGGGAAAGGCCGTCTTGACGAACCAGGCGTTACTGCCCGTCTGCGCCCGACTGTCGATCGGACGGCGGACTTTCCCGTTTTTCAAGGCCGTCTGATCGAAGGAGGGGTCGTAATTTTTACCGCCACCATCACCTAAAGCAATAGAGGTGATCGCCACCTTGCTGGAGGAGGTCGCGGCCGTGGCAAGCTTTTGCTCGGCCAGATCGGTTAGAAGTGTCTTGGGCATTTAAGCGGCCCTCCTTGTGATGTCGTGAGAATAGTGACTGATACAGATCAGGCGCGGGGCCTGGGCAAGACAAACAGGGTTTGTGGTCTTGTGCGGGCGTGGCGCGGGGTCTGTTTTCTTTTCGTCTCTGCGCCATAATGGATGGGGGTGATGTTTTTTGTCGCTTGCGGGCGTGGTGCGGGGTCTGTTCTCTTCTGGTCGATATGGCTCATATCTGCGCCGTGATGGACGGGGATGAGGCTTTGCGCGACATGGGGACGTGCTGTCGTCTCCTTCTTCCTGTCGTCAATGTGTCTTAGACCTGCGCCATGATGGGGTGCGGACAGGGACTTAACGTCCTCTTGCAAAAGAACCCGATAGTGCGAACGCATCGGCTTGACGTTATCGGTCAATGCAAATATCTGGCCATAAAACCCCCGATCGAGCGCAAAGCCTGCGGCCAGCGCATCGTCTGCGCGAAAGCCGAGCCGGAAAGTGTGCGGTTCGCCGCCATGCTCGAACCACTCTGAAAGCGTGATCGGCAGGCCCAGCTCGTCAAGGGCGCGGGTCACGGCGGCTCGCGTGCCCTTGCGCCGATGAACGGCAATAGAATTGGCGATCACGCGACGCTTTTGGGTCTCTGTCCAGTCGGACTCCCAGGCATCGACCGACAGGCGCCAGGCGAGCCAGGGCAGCAAGGCCGCAGGGCAGGCATCGGGGAGGGGCAGGCGGTCAACGATGATGGGTACAGCGGCAAGCCGCATCGCGACGGCCCCATCGATGGCTCGTTCCGTGCGCGTGGCCGAGGGTGGGAGTAGGGTCTCGATATCAGACATCGCGCCCTCCAAGGGTGAGGGTGATTTGCGCACAATAAGCGGCTCGATCGCCGCCGACCCTTAGATCGGCCAGGGGCGCGGTGAGGCGCACATTTTGCACGCCGGGGCGGTGCAAGGCGCCGTAAAGGCCTGAAAGCGTCACATCATGGTCGAGCCTGTGACAGCCATCGGCATAGGCTTTGAGGGCGGCTTTGGCGGCACGAAGAACCACCTCTTCATCCGGTCCCTCGAACAGGATCAGTTCGGCCTTGACCTCATAGGTGAGTATTTTGGCAGGGCTAACGCTCACATGGTCGGTCAGGGGCCTGACCCTGTCGTCATCGAGCGCTTCGGCCACCGCATCGAGCAGGGCCTGATCGGCCACCCCATCGCCTACATTTGACAGTACGGCGATGGCTACCTCGCCCGGTTTCGGGCTTGCAACGCCAACATCCTTGACTTTGGGCGACGCCGACAGCGCGTGGAAGACATAAGCCCCGCGTGGGCCTGCGGTCGAGAAGCCTTCGAGGCAGGCTTGTGCGCGCTTTCGCAAACGCTCATCGCTCTCCATAATCTCCTTGACCGGCGGGCGGGCGTCCGGCTGGGCGGGCTGGACCACAAGGCGCTCAACCCCGAACAGGGCGGCCAGATGGTCGAGCATCGCACCGCTCGCATAGGCCAGGAGTGATCCGCGACAGGCGTCGTTAAAGGCGCGGCGTACCAGGATTTCGCGATAGGCGAAGGCTTCCATCAGCTTTGTGGCCGTCTCGCTTTCGAGATCGAGCGCGGCCGCCAACGCCGGGGCGCGGGCGATCAGATCGGTCTTCAGGGCGGCCAGGGTCGCTTCGAATGTCTGCTCCTCGACAATGGTCGGGGCGGGCAGTTGCGACAGGTCGATGGCGGTAAAAGCACTCATATCACCACCCCCTCCAGTCGCACAGGGGTGCCATCGGGCAGATATTCACCCTCTAGCGTAACCGACAGACACCCGGCCTCGATCTCGCTCGTGGCCGCTTGCGCCTGAATGCGGGCGACGCGCAAGCGCGGTTCCCATCTGCGCAGGGCATCGGCCGTGGCGGCATAAATCGCAGCGAGCGTGACCCCATCGAGTGGCCGATCGATCAACGCAAACAGGCCCGAGCCGTAATCGCGACGCGTGACGCGCGTGCCGATGGGCGTGGTCAGAATATCGCGCACCGACTGGCGCAGATGCTCACGCCCCGCTATGGCCGTGCCTTTTGTGTTGTGCATACCCGTTACCGTCATGGTCTTATCCTCCGGCGAATACGCTCGCTGCGCCGCCCGACACAAACGAGCCGCAATCTATCGCGTCGCCGACGCGGCCCAGAGCCAGACCATCGACAAACACGCTCGACGATCCGGCGGCGAGCGTGCCGCCATGGCAATGCGGGCCGGGCGCACAATGCACCGCCCAGCCATCACCGACCCGCTGGACGCCCAGGCCCTCGGCAAAGACATCGGGGCTTCCCTCCGTGGCCGCGCGTGGCGGCCAGGGGCCATGACCCGTGCAGATATCGGTTATGCGGGTAACTTGGGGCATCAGTTGAGATCGATCCTCGTGCCGTTGATTTTGATATTTCCGCCCGCCTCGATGGCGATGTCGGCGGCGGCTTTGATGGTGATCTCACCGCCGGCCTCGATGGTCACCGGGCCGGCGGCATGCAGCGTCATCGCACCCGAGGTGCGATCATGGGCGATATGGGAGCCATCGCCGTAATCGATGCGGCTTAAATCCGCGCTGGCGGCTTTGGCGATGTTCACGCCATTGTAGAGGCTGGCAAGAATGACGCCCTTCTCAAGATTACCGCTTGGAAACAGCGTTATGACCTCTTCGCCGACTTCAAAGGGCCACCAGGCCGCGTCAGGCGTGGTGCGCGGCGGCGCCATGCGCAGCCAGGTCGAGAGATAGCCATCCTCAAGACGCACTCGCGCTTGCGGTGGGTTGGCATAGCGCGCCTGCTCGATAACGCCGAGGCGAACCACGTCGGCGGCGCGTTGGTCGAGCCTGGTGGTTTCATAATCGCTCATGACCGCTCTCCTTCGCCGATCCGCTCATACGCGCTCTCATGATCGCGTCCGACCTTAGGCGTCTCGCCGACCATCAAGGCCAGGCGCAAGGGCGCCGGATCGCGCCGCAACAATGCCCCCGAAAGCTCAAAAATCAGCGTCGAGACGACCTGGCGCTCGTGGGCCTCGTCGCGCCGCTCGACGAGCGTGGCCCGCGCCTTGTGCGACAGACCGCCGCTTGCGGTCTTCTCAACCGGTTTCAAGTTCAGCGGCCAGTCGATAAGCCTTGCGATCAGCGGCTCGACCGGCAGATCGTCCAATGCATCACCGATCAGATCGAGGCGCAGGCGCCCCTCGAAGGCGGCACGATAGACCCAGTCACCTTGCGTCCCGCCGAGCGCGGTCAAGCGCAGCTGCTCGATGATGACGACCACGCCGCCGCCATCCCAGAGCGTGTCGGCAGCTTTTGGCAGGATCGCCTCGATCTCCTCGTCGATGGCCCCTTGCAGTCGCTTTCGAAGTTCCATGAAGCCTCCTCCTCACACCGCCATCATGCCGAGACCTGCGGCCGTCGGCCTCTTGCCGCGCCCACAGCCCATGATTTGTCCGACCAACACATCGAAGCGGGCGTTGAGCGCGGCGACCCTGCTATCGACCTCCTGGGCGTCGAGGAACCGCGCCTCGACCGCGCCTTCGAGGCGGCCCACCTTGGCCGCACCGTCGAGCGCGAACGTATTCAGCCACGGGAATGCGGAGGCCAAAGCGCGCGCGATCAACGCCTCGTTCCACAGCTCTTGCGCCCTCTCCGGCGCGGCCTCAAAGCCGGTGGCGCGGGCAAGATCGCGCCGCGCGACGTCCAAGTGCCGCTCCAGCAGGGCGCTCGGCACCTCACGCGGCAGGTTGGCGTAAGCCCTGACCTCATCGGGGTTGGGAAGGGCGTTATCGATCATCAGGCAGCCTTTTTCGCCTCGCCCAGCACCGCGGCCTGCTTGACCGCCACCTCGTAATCGACCGCCAGGTCGAACGTATACTCAAGCACGCGCTTGCGCGCATGCCAGGCGCGATCGCGCCGGATGTCCGTGTGCATCCCGTAAACGAGGTTTCTAAGGGGGGTGAAGATCACGGTTCGGCGCGGCATCAGCGGGTGGCCCTCGATGGCGTGGCCCTCGAAGCGGCGCAACGGGCTGTCGGCATGCATGGCCTTGCCGGTGATCGGCGCGTTGAGTTCGCGGGCATAGGCATCGGCATCGGCGGTGTTCATGAGCAGCGTCGAATTCGCCCGCCAACGATCATCGCAGGCGTCGATGACGGCGCGCAAGGACGCGATCCAGCTCTTGGCGGGGTCGATCGTCACCTTGGCCGCCTTATCGGCCTCGCGCAAGACTTGAACCCAGCCCTTATTCAAGCGCAAGAACCGTGCCTCGCGGGTCTTGCCCGCATTATCATCGCCTTCGCCGTTAAAGCCCAAATCAACCAGATCGCTCGAAAGCCGGGTGTTGAAGCCGCTTTCGACCTCGCGAACGAGGTTTGAGTTGTCCTTGTTCTCGCGCAGAAAATCGAGAGACAGCGTTGGGAAAAGCTGCACCGGCAGCGCGGTCAACTCACAGCCGAATTCGGCGGCGTCGGCGAAGTCCCCGTCTTCGGGATCGCTGCCTTGCGGCACCCGCACCAACTGGCGGCGCATGATATCGATCACATCGACAGTCTTCATGCTTCGCAACATCTTCTCGGTGGTGACCTTCGATAAAAAGCCGTCCTTGAACACCATGGAGATCAGGCGCGAGGCCGCCTGCGGGTGCAACTCGCCGCCATTGGCGAGATCGGTCGGACCGATGAGGCCTTTCGCCAGGGCGACGAGATCATTGACCTTCTCGCCGGATTTGAGTTCGATGATCGTGCTCATGAGTAAGACTCCTCGATCGTTCCAGTGGGCGTGTCGGTTTCGACCTCGCCTTTCGTCAGTGCCTTGGCGAGGCGATCGTCGATGGTCTTTTTGAGGTCGGTTGCGGCAGCCTCGATTTTCTCCTCGATGACGGCGGTTATCTTGTCATCGCCGTCATCGTCTGGCTCTTGGCCGGCCTCACCCTTGTTGGCTTTCAGGGCCCCGGCCCCGCCCGCATCGACGAGGGTCTCGATGCGGGCGGTCTCGTCAGGTTTGTCGGTCATGCTGCTCTCTCTTTCCGGCGTGATGGATTTGATGAACCGCTCGAACCAGCCGGGTATCCGGTCAGCGGTCGTGGCGTCGTGTTTGGCCCGCGCCGTGCCTGCCAGCGACAGGCCGGTCAGCGCACCTGATTTGAGCCGTCGCCACAAAGCGGGGTCGCCCACCTGAATGCCGACCGCCCAGGCGCCAGAAGGCTCGCCAGGGAGAAGGGCGTCGCCATCGCGCACGATCCAACTTTCGGCGACATAGGCGTTCTCGGGGTTCCAGGAGTGATCGGCGTCGATGTTCCGGAGGAACTGATTGCGCATGAAGTCATAGGCGGCTTTGCGGATCGTATCGGCGTCCGCGCTGTCGCCGTGGCTGTCCACCTCGTCGGGGGCGTAGACGATCCCGTAGGCGACCATGCGTTCGTCATCGGTCTTTTTGAGCGCGAAAATCGTCTCACGCCGCGCCGCGCGCTCAAGCGATTTGAGCGTCAGCCGCTTGCCGGTCGCCGGGGTCTTGACCAGTGAGATGTAGTGGACGGACAGGTCTTTCAGCTTGGCCATTGTCTTCAAGCCTCATAAATCATTGCGCAAATCATGCGCCTTTGGGTTCAAAGCGTGGAGGCTTGAGCGCAGGCTGTAAAGGGGAGCGGCCGGAGATTTCCCCGACTTCCCCAACTTCCACAGGCCACAGGTCTTGATCCGGCGGCAGCGTAATGCCCATTGATCGTGTCAAGGGGATAATTTGATCGAGGATTTAAGGGTAATGGCTGAACGAGAGGACAAGCGATCCGGCGTCGAGGTGATCCGTAGCGGCTCGCCTTGCCCGGCATGCTCGGACCGCAAGACGAGGCGGCAGGCATTGACGGCGCTTACCCCTGGCCGGTCCACCCGCGCGCGCTGTCCGCTCTTTATCGCGCCTCGGCCGAGCACTCCCGCGCGATCCATATCAAGGCCGAGGGCGCGTTCGGCGGCGGCGCACACCGCATAGAGGCTCTATGCGCGTCGGGCGCGACCGATCTGCTCGTTGCGCTTGGCCTCGACATCGAGGCTTACGGCAACGCCTTCTGCCAGATCGTTCGCGACAGCTCAAAGCGGATCATCGGCTTGCGTCGTCTGCATGCCGCCACCATGGCGCGGAGCAAGGCGGGCTTCATTCAGCATGTGCCGCAAGCCGGAGCCATGCCGCGCGCCATATCCTTCGGATCGGATGAAATTATCCATCTGCGCGGCCCCTGCCCCCTGGGGTTGCGCTATGCGCTGCCCTCCTGGATCGGGGCGGAAGGTATGCTGGAGCTTGCCCGCGCCGCCACCCGCTACAACGCGGCCTTCTTCTCCAACAACGCCGTCCCCGAATACGCCGTCATCTTCAAGGGCGCGCCGGCAAGCCCCGAGCAGAGGGACACCATTCGCGGCTTCTTCCGCAACGACTTCCAGGGGGTGGACAACGCGCACCGCACCTTGATCCTCAATCACAGCGACGACGGCTCGGAAATCAAGATCGAGCGGCTGACCTCGCAAGTCAAAGACGGCGATTTTTTGAAACTGCTCGACGCCGCGCGTGACCGTATCCCCATTGCCCACGGGGTGCCGCCGCGAATGCTCGGCATCATGAGTGCCGGCCAGCTTGGCGGCGGCGGCGAGGTCTCGGGTCAGCTGTTCGTGTTCGAGCATCTGACCTTGCGTCCGCGTCGTCGGCGCATGCTCGACCAGCTACGCCCGCTGATCGATGAGCTTGGGCTTAGGATCGCGGCAGCGGAGCAAGACATAGCCGACAAAGACGCGATCGCCATCAAGCCGCTTGATTTGACGCCTCCAGGCGATGACGCCGCGAGCCTGCCCGATCTGGTGGGGGCGGGGATCGTGACGGCGGACGAGGCCCGCACCATCCTGCCTTTTCTGCAAAACAGCACCGCCGCCCCGCTCGAGAAGTCTTCTTCCGATACTGCCACCATAGCGGCGTTATCCGGCCTGCTGGCGCGGTTTTAGGGGGTGTGTGATGGCTGAGGACTCAAAACCACAAGACGCGCAACAGGGGGCCCTTAAAACGCCAAAAAGAGCAAGGCGTGGCCGCCCGCCCAAATACGCCCCAGGGCAGATCGAGCAGGCCCGCCTCGATTATCTCTCCGGCGACGCCGCCGCCGACATCGCCGCCCGGCTCGGTTGCGCGCTCCGCACAATCCACCGTTGGGCATCTTCCGGCGGCTGGGCCGCCTTACGCCAGCGACGCTCGCGCTCTGCCGCTGGCATCGAGCAACAGATCAGCTGGCTCGCCAGCAAAAAGAGCCTGACCGAGGGTCAGACCCGCCGGCTCGCCATGCTGACCCGCTCGCTCGAACGGCTCAAGCGCGCCGCGCCCGAACCCAAACCGTTACCGGTGATCCTGGGAGTGCGGCGCGGCGACCTTCTTAAAACCGCCTTATCCGACGAGTATGGCCTCTACCCCTATCAGCGCGCATTCCTGAACTCCAAGGCGAGATTCCGTTGCGTCTTGAAATCGCGGCAGATCGGTTTTTCCTATGTGCTTGCCCTCGATTGCCTGCGCCGCCGGGCGCGATCAGATCATATTGTCGGCGAGCCAGGAGCAGTCGGACATCTTGATCGAATATGCCGTCGCCCACGCCGCAAGGCTCGATCTGGCCCTTGACGCCACCGCAAAAAGCGAATTGTCCTTAGGCCCGCACTCGATCAGGGCACTCCCCGCCAACCCGCGCACCATTCAAGGCTTTGCGGGCGATGTTACCTTGGATGAATTTGCTTGGGCTATGCGGCCCAAGTCGATCTGGCGCGCGGTCTATCCGGCGATCACCGCCGTCGGCGGGCGCGTCACCGTATGCTCGACGCCCTTTGTCCCCGGCAATCTCTATTGGCAGATCGCCACCAACCATCAAAACCGCTGGGGCCAGTGGGAGCGCGCCCGCATCACCATCCATGACGCCGTTAGCCAGGGCATGGCCTTGCCCGGTGGCCTCGAGCAGCTGCGCGCCAATCTCGACGGCGAGTCCTGGGCGCTGATGTACGAGTGCCAGTGGCTCTCCGACGAGGCCGCCCTCCTGTCCTGGGAACTCTTGGAGGGCATAAGTAATGGCACAGCCGAGCATACCCATGATGGGCCGGTCTTCGTGGGCGTCGATGTCGGCCGCCTCAACGATCGCACCGCGATCGCCGTCATTCGCGGTGAGGAAAGGCCCGATAAGGCGGGCCAACCGCGCTATCGGCTGATGTTCGTCGAGGAAATCAAGGCCGCAACCTTCTCTGCGCAACGGGCGAGGCTCAAGGCCCTGCACAACACTTTCGATGTGGCGCGCATGCGGATCGATCGCACTGGGCTCGGCATGCAGCTCGCCGAGGAAATGACCTGCGCCTACCCTGCGACCACGAATGGAGTGCATTTTACCGCGATCCGTAAAGAGCGGCTCGCGCTCAATCTCCTGCGACTGCTGGAGAGCGGGCGGCTCACCATCCCGCGCGATCCCGACCTCTTCGCCCAGCTTCACGCCGTCAAAAGATCGGCCGCCGCCCATGGCCTGCGCTATGACGCCGCGCGCGATGAGCGTGGCCATGCCGACGCTTTCTGGGCCGTGGCCCTGGCCGCCGACAATCTGTCGCGGCGTGATCCGGTCGGCAACGGCTATTCGGTGGAGGTGTTGGTATGAGTATCGATGCCCAGAGGATCGCCCTGCAAATCGCCGAGAAACTCCGCGAGATCGCCACGCGCCAGGGCAATGTGCCGGCCAAATCCGGCGATCTGCGCAAATCACATATCGTCGAGCCTTACGGGAAGTCGGGCGCGAGGCTGACCGCCAACACGCCCTATGCGCGCGCCGTCCATGACGGCCGTCCGGCCATCACCATCAAGCCCAAACGTAAAAAGGCCCTTTATTGGAAGGGTGCGGCCCATCCGGTCAAATCCGTGCGCCAACCGGCGCGTCGCGGCAATCCGTGGCTGATGCGGGCCGTGAAACAGCTTGAGCGTGAGGGGCTTGGGTTCCTGGAGCTGCAAATCGGCCAGGCCGTAACCCAAGAGCTTGAGCGTGGTTTGAGACGCAAGGGCCTGATCGTCAAAAGATGAAGGAGACTCGCATGACCCCACCACGCAAACCCACAGCAGCACCGGCCGCCCCGCAACGCCAGGCCGAACTCGACGCCATGATCGACGCCGCCGTCGAGCGCGGCGTCGAGCGGGCCTTCACCAAGCTCGGGCTTGAGAACGGCCATGCCGCCCGCGACATCCGCGATCTGCGATCGCTTCTTGATGCGATCAGAGCTGCCAGGCGCACCTTCTGGCAAACTCTTATCCGCGTCTTCACCACCGGCCTTATCCTCGTGATCATGGCCGGGCTTGCCGTCAAACTCAACCTGTTCAAAGGAGATTAGTCCGATGTTGTCCCTGCTCGGTTCATTGCTCGGCTTCGGCACGTCCTTCTTGCCTAAAATCCTTGGGTATTTCGAGGACAAGCGGGACAAGGCCCATGAATTGGCGATGATCGCCGCGCAAACCGAAGCCCAAGTCAGGCTCGAAGGCTTGCACTTGGAGGTCATGCATGTCTCGGCCGACATCAGAGGCGACGAGGCCCTGCTCAAGCACTCCGGCAAGCTCCAGTCCCGCGCCTCGCAATGGGTCGTCAATCTCGCCGCCACGGTGCGGCCGGTCTTGTCCTACCTGTTCTTCGTTGAATTCTTCTGCCTGACGCTGTGCGTCAATATGGAGTGGATGACGATCGAGCAATACGGGCGCATCTGGAACGATGACACCCAGGCCATCTTCGCCGCCGTGGTGTCGTTCTGGTTCGGCTCGCGCACCATGGCGCGCAAGAGCCAGACATAAGGGGCGATCCATGCGCACCAACGCCGCCGCACTTGCGATCATCACCACCTTCGAGGGGTTCAGCCTCAAACCCTACCGCTGTCCGGCGGGCGTATGGACCATCGGCTATGGCGCCACGCGAACGCCGAGCGGCAAACGGGTCGATGCCGATACGCCGGAGATCGACGCCCGAGAGGCCATGGCCTGGCTCATGACCACGCTCGAGCGCACCGAATACGCCGTCGATCGGTTGATCCTGGTTTCCTTGACCGACAATTAATTCGGGGCCTTGGCGTCGTTTACCTACAATGTCGGCTCCGGCAATCTTGCCGCCTCCACCTTGCGCGCCAAGCTCAATCGCGGCGATGTCCAAGGCGCGGCCGCCGAATTCCCCAAATGGCGGTGCGCCGGAGGGAAAATTCTCGCCGGTTTGGTCAAGCGGCGGGCGGCCGAACGGGCATTGTTCGAGAGGCAGGACGCCGCATAGGCCATTGCAGAATAATTCGGCCCGCCTGGCCGCCCCTCAATCACACCACCCTTGCCGCTTGCCGCCTTTATAGACCCGCCCCAGTCCGGCCTCGATGAGGCGTTCCGTCAAATCCTCATTGTCCGCTCTGACATGGGCAACGATGCGGCCCGCATATTTACCCCATTTCGGATCGCAAATCTCTACGCCGTCTTTGTGCACGACAAGCCAGTGGCGCGTGAAGGCGCGGGCCGCCTTCGCCATTTGCTTTTCTTGCGCGCATTTGCCCCTGATTTCAGGCGTATCGACGCCGTCAAGCCTGATCGTCATCTTGGACAATTCGGCCGGTAGCACCGGAACGGTGATATAGACCGTATCGCCATCATAGGCGAAGGCGCCGCGGGATTTGCGCAAGGGCCAGTGGTAGCACTGGGCAATGGCGGGGAGTGCGGTGACAAGCAGAATGATTGTGGCAGCAAAGATTCTCATGCCTTCATATTATTATGCGAATGTAGACAGAAATGCAATCGAAAGAAATGTCCATTGCAATTCAATTCCGGCCGGTTCGTCACGCATGCTGTTCTAAAACAATTCCAACCGGTCTATCGGCGGCCGTCGTCGATGCGTAACCCCGCATCATTCAGGGCCGAGAAACTTTCCGGCATGGCGAGGATATGAGCGGCCTCGCTCATCGGCCCTTTTCCTCTATCGGGATCGGCCACCACCACCAATGCGAGCGCGGGATCGCCGGAACCTTGCCCTTCTCGTCCTCGACAAAGCCTTCCAGCGCCGTCTTCCTGTCTTCCCAACCCTGAATGATCTTGAAGCCCTCGCTGAACGCCTTCGGATGCGCCCGCCAATAGGCGTCTACCGTGTCCAACTCGGCAATCTGCTCCGGTGACAGTTGATCGCGCACGAACTCATAGGCCGAGCGCCTATGCAGGGTATAATCGCGGTCCATGTCGAAGGACGGATCGCCGATCGTGTCGTAACAGGCGAACATGCCCGTAAGCAGGGATAGTTTTTGAGGGATGGTTACGTGGTCATCTTTCAGCCGATAAACCATTTGACAATTCCTCTTGCTCGTTGCCTATGCGCGGGCACCTCGTCATTCTTCTCCCCCAGCTTCTCGCGCCAATGGTGGGTGGTGATCCTGTTGGACTTCATATCGACAACAGTAATCTCGTGCCCTGGCTTTTCGTTTAGGGCACCTTTTGCGGCTTTGACAAACACCGCATTGAGAACGCCCTTGCGCATCGAGAGATAGACGTCGCGATCCCCGCGCCGGATCAAATCGAGCGCCGATTGATTGTAGTCGGCCCGATTGTCTAGCCCAAGCTCTTCACGATGCTTCTTGAAATGGCCCTGCGACACTTTGACATGCGGCCATTGCGCCGTCTTCGCCCGCCCGATCAGCTTGCCGATCTCCTTGCGGCTCAATGGCTCGCGATCGCGCACCTTCTGCGTCCACCCGTCCACTTGGGTTTGCGGCCCCGCCGCCTCGAAATGCGCCACCGTAATGGTGCGGCACCTGAAATGATAGGGCGGCCCGGCGGTGTTGGCGGGCAGGTCCTTGGTCGGCACCTGGGCGAGGTCGGCCATGTCGCCATGCATCGCCCAGGCCCGCTTGGCGGCCGCCTCGTCATGGTTTGCGGCGTCGTCGAGATATGCCTCGCGCTGATCGGCCAATCGCCTGACCTCGATAATCCGGCCGTGCATATGGCGGCATATCTTGGTCGTGCGATCGTCGAGATGCCCCCGCACCTCGACGCGGGTGACGCCTGCGCGCAGATAACCGGTGACGCGGCCCATCTCGCGGGTCTTGGTCGCGGTGTGATCGGCCAGTATCTCCCAATAACGCCGGCTGCGGTCGCTCATCTGCGCGAAGTCTTGCGCAAACCGCGCCGTCAAGCCTTCCCGCGTCATACCGTCGGTAAAATATTCTTCCAATATCTTACCGATCTTCGGGGCGGTCTCGATGTCCCAGGACCGGCCGATCCAGTAGAGGTTGGCTCGCTTAAGCATATCAAGCGCATCGAAATCAGGGCGCATGAAGGCAATATCGACGCCCGCGGCCTTGCCGACCTCGGTCGCCCCGCACCGATAGAGCGCGTCGGACAGGTTGATCACCGGCTCCCTCATCGCGCCCGCGATCGCCGTCTCGCCGACCCGCGCCTCGAGCGCGCCCGTGATCGCCTTGCCGTCCGCCCTCGTAAACCGGCCCGGCCCCAGATCGCGCAGACGATCGAGGCCGTCGGCAATCGCCTTGCGCATCTGGTCGTTCCATGATCGCGTCATCGCCGCCTGTAGCTCATGATAGAGCGATTCCCAGGCTTTGTCGTCGCGGATCACGACCTTGCGCACCGTGCGCTTCACGATCGCCCGCATCACCGCTCGCTCGGCCGTGTTCATCATCAGTAGCGCCACTCCGCCTTGACGTAGACGCCTTCGGGCAAATCGAGCGCGCTCGTCAGCCATTGTTCCAACTCGCCCATGGGATCGGCCTATTGAATGGCTATGCGCACTCTCGTATCGCCCTCAAAATAACTATATTCTTCAATGACATCACGGACTTTAACCAACCGATGGATATATCCTTTCAGATGGGGAATCGATAGTGCCTCCCGGGCGATCAAATCATTGATGCGGTCAGCCCATGCTCGGGCTTGCCCGTCGGTCATCATTTTATCCGTCATCATCGTTTGCTTCTATGCCTCTTCGGCTTACCCAACCAATGTTCAAGCTCGGAGATGATCTTGCTCGCCTGAGCGCGCGTCATGAAGCGCGGCGCGGCGACCTTGGCGGTGCGTTTGACGAAACCCGCGAGGCGCGGGTCGTCGAGGCCCTTCTCCCAACCCTTGGCGCGGGCCAGGCGGTCGAGGCGATACCATTGCTTGGCCGTCGGCCGCGGCTCGCCGGACGGCGTCAAGCCCTTGCCGGTCGGATACTCGACGCGCGAGGCTAAAAGCCCCTGCGATCGCAGCTGCGCGATCAGGGCATGCCGTGCGGTATCGTCCAGCATCGCTGCCGAGCGCGCGCCGCTCAAGCGCTCGAGCCAGTCCTCATAGGCCCCACGGCCGTCGCCGGTCCGCGAGACGTCGCCGAACAGGCGCTTGCCGGCAATGTGGATCACCGCCAACTGCTTGTTGCGCGCCGCCCGGGCGGTCTCACGATCAGTCGCCACCGTCATGGTCCTGCCGCTCCGCCTCGTCCGCCCCCAGTCGCTCGCGTAAGAGGGCCAGATCGACCCGCAAGCCGTTACTATCCCTGGCCGACAACACTTCAATGCGACCTATCGACCAAGTGATCGTGGTGTGGTCGCGGCCGCCGAAGGCCCGCGCGATCTGCGGCAGGGACTGCATGGTGATCTCACGTGCCAGGTAGATCGCGACCTGGCGGGCGCGCACCAACCGCGACGGTTGCCACGGGCCTTCGAGGTCCCGCACCCCGCACCCATAATAATCGGCCACGGCCTGCTTGATGTCCTTGATCGCGATCATGCGTCCCTCTGTCTCGCCTGTGGCGTCAGCCCACCTTGGCCAGGTCGATGGTGACCGCCTCGAAGCGATCCGTCACCTTGGCGCGGCGGTAGAAGCGGACATACTCCTTCGACCCCATCACCCGCATGGCGTCGCGAAGCGCGTCCATGGCGCGGTTCCAACGCTCATCCTCGATGTCGAGGCGCAACAGCATAAAGATGTCCGAACGATTGATCTGGCCGGATTTATCGGTGTTGAAGGCCCGGGTTACGATGGTGCGGATTTCCGGCCGTGCATCAACTGACCACTCGTTGAGGCATTCGTCGATCAGCGACTTGGCAATTTGAAGCTGGGGGCCGAAATCTATGAAATCGGACACCTGCACCTGAATTTTGTAAAGCCCGTCGAATGACTGATAGGTGCGGTTGCCCTTGCGCCCGCCGCGCGGCATCGCGCCATAATCCTGCACCAGCAGAGCGTCAAGCCCACCCAGGTCGGTCATGGTATGCCCCCGGAACCGGCCAATCTGCGCCGATAGGGGAATGGCATACCCCATAATCTTGCGAACCTGTTCGTCCTCGAGCTTGTCTTGCGGCTTGACCAGATCGACCGGCACAAGATTGCCTTTGACGTCTTGCAGATACTCCCGCCCGTTGACTGTAATCACCTCCGGCCCATCCAGTCCGTCCCATTTCGTTGTCTTTTGCATCTCAATTTCTCCTCTATTTCGCGCCGGCCATGAAGGCCGCCGCATCGACCACGCGCTCGACGAGCGCGGTCAGGCTGTCCTCTGCTTCGACTAGCCTTTCGCAGGCGTCCGCCAGTTCTAGGGCCGCCCGCCAATAGCCCTTACTGTGCTCCAGGAACCGCCTGGCCGCGCTCTTCGTGATCCTCTGAAACCGAGGAGCCAGCGCATAGGCCGCCATCTCGTCGGCGTCATCGATCGGCGCCATCATGATTTTCTTGGCGCCGATCCGCTGGCGTAGCTGCGTGAGGTAAACCCAAGTACGAGCTTCATTAAGGCGTTTGGCGAGGATGTCCGTGCCAATCAGAATGACGCTCGCGCCGCCGATGTCGGACAGGGCGCGCAGCATCTCCAGGGCATGGCGGTCGAGGTGATTGGCCTCGTCAATCAGGATCAGGCGACCCTCGCAAGCCTGCCGCAAGGCCGATAGCAGCCCCGATGATGTGCCTTTTTGCGGCACAGATATCCCCTTCGCGACGCAGGCCCGCGCCAATTCAGCGAGCAGACCCTTGGATGTGATGTCGCACCAGCACTCAACACGCACGCCTTTGAGTTCGGAGGCAAGCCACAGGCTCGTTGCCGATTTGCCGGTGCCGGGCGCGCCGATAATCTGCGCCATGCGGCTGTAAGGCCGAGCAGTCAGAACCGCTTGGCACAGCTTTCGCGCCTCTCCGGCCTGTTTCGTCATTGCGCTATCGCCTCCTTCTCTTCATCGACATACCCTTGGAATTCGGTTATCGCCTTGATCGGCTCCTTGGAACGAAATTGAATGTTCGGGCTAAGGCTATTAAGCACCCGCCTCTGCTCGCGTTCGGCGGCCAAATCAGCGATCCGCGCCGCCTCGGCCTCGGCCAGGCGGTCGAGCAATCCGGCGTCGACCGTCGCCGCCACTGGAACCTCCGGGCTGTCCGGCAGATGCGCCACATGACGCGCCGTCTCGCCTTGCAGGCTTAGGAGGGCGCAGTGCTTGCACATCTCGGATATGTCGCGATTGAGCGCCTTGCGCCGCCGGTCGCCCTCATAGAGACCGGCGGGGTCCAGTACGCCGTAGGTTTGTTCGGGGGTGGCGACGCAAATCAACTCCTCGCCGGAAAAACACCAGGCGCGGCTTGGGTTGTGGGTCGGCACTTGCAGGGTGATCGGGTTGTGATAATGCAGGAGCTTGTCATGATAAAACCAAACCGGCGGCGCTCCGCGCTTGGTCACGACGCGCACGCGGCCATGGCTCGGGATGCGGCTGTATTCCTTGGCGAAGGCCAAGTCGATCACATGCGGCGAGCGCAGCGGCCTTATGCCCTCCCAACCCTTATCGATATGGGCTCGCAGCGCCTCATTGGGGGATTTGCCGTTGAGATGGCCCTGTTGAGGCTTCTTGTGATACCAGTCGAGTTGAACGCGCGCCGCCTCGAGAAAGGCTTTCTCATCGCCTGCAAACGAGATCGGCTTTTTGCCCTTGGCATGCGTCTTCTTCCTCATCCTCTCCCCGGCGGTCCAGCCGGGGATCAGGGAGAAGTGAGCCCGCTCCAAATTGCCGAATGTGCCCTCGATCTTGGGCTTGCCGCGCGCGTTATAGGGCGTCGAGCGGATCACCGCCTCGCGGGAGGCCGACACCCTTAATCCCACCTCGCCGTCATCGCCGCCGTCATCGCCGCACATCGCGCCGGAGGTCAGTTTCGACAGTTTGGTAAAGCCCGCCACCATTTCGGGCGATGAATATTCCGTGCCATTGTCGAGGTAGAGCAGCCGCGGCAGACCCTAGGCCTCGACCATGGCGGCGAATGATTTGGCGATATGCTCTTGCCTGATCCCTTCCTCCTTTTCGAGAAGGGCAAAAGTCATGTGGATTTCGTGTGTCGCGCAGTCGAGCCAGGTGATCGCCTTGGGGTAAACCGGCTCGCCGTCGGAAGGCCGCTGCATCATAACGTCTGTGGGGTGGACATCGCCGACCACAATGTCCCGGGGGCTAAGATCGCTGTAATCGCGCCGGATCGCGGGCATGTGTTTGTCTTGCCAGGTGGCGTTGTCGCGCCGCTTGACGGCGATCGCGCGATAACCGCCCTCGGCGGCGACGCGCCAACCGGTGACGGAGCAGACTCCGAATTGCGTGTTCTCGCTGCGGCGGCCTTGGCGGTGATAACCGGTGGGCAGCCCATTAAATGATGTGACCCCCAGATCGCGGCTCAACTCGATCAGCCGTGTCGTCGCCTTTTCGGTAATCGCGCGGCGGCCGGCCTCGCCCGAGGCCCACAGCGAGCGGATATAATGAGTGATCGCCTCGCCGGTCCGTTTGTGGTCCTCCGGTGTGATATGAGGCGCAAACCACTTGTCCCACCGCCTGGTTACAATCACGCGGGGCCGGCCCTTATCGGCGCGCCCGTCGCGCAGCAAGCCCGCCAGACCGGCGCGCTCGGCCTCGGCGGCGGCAATCCAGTTGTAGATCGTCGGGAGCGACACCTTGACCAGGCGGCCCCGCCGGTCGCGATGCTCTGTCTCGGCCAGCTTTTTGATCGCCGCCCCGCGCTTGCCCGAGGATTTGGGGTGAGCCAATGCGGGCCGGATGATGTCGAGCCGCCATTGCGCCGCGTTTAAGCTCCGCGCAAACCCGCCGTCGCGCTCGATCTTGGAGGCCGCCACCTCGACGGCGCCCGCCTCGCCCGCCACCGGCTTGGCGTGGGGGTCGATCCCGCGCTTGAGATACCACCACGCCTGGCGCAGATCGGCGGGGAGCGTGTCGATGTGGACGCGGAGTGTTTTACCGCCTTGGCCAACATGTCCCGCCTCCTCGCGCACCAGCAGATCACAGCCGCGCCAGCGGCGCGCTTTTATGCCCTTCTGCACCGCCCGCTCCGTAACCCCAGCCAAAGCAGAAAGAGATGCCGTATCGAGCCAAAAATCTGCGTTCGTTAGGGGTTCGTTAGTTTTGGCAAGGCTTAGCGACTAACGAACCCCCCTCGACCCCCTCGAATTGATGCGCGAATTGGGTCATGATGCGGGCCTCTTGCCTTTCAGGCTAGCCCACAGAGCCTTCCAGAATGTTGTCAGGTTCAAGGCGGTTTCGCCTAAGGGCACGGGGATGATCGCAACCGAACGCCCGAGATATTCACCGTTATAGAATAGCGCGCGTATGCGCTCTTTCGCTTCCTCGGGCGATTGGGCGCGAATGTTGATGTCCCATTGTTTTCCGCTGTAACGATAGGTAAAAAGATAATCGTTGTATTTCGCCATCTCTTTGGTGTAGGCTTTGACATCAAACTTGGTCATGAAGGAGGGCCTCCATATATTTTCAAATTTATGAAGACCACAACAATCAATGGCGCTGGCGGTTGAGATCGGGAAACCACGAGCCGATCGCATCCGGCGAGGGTTACTACAACAAAGCGGATTGCGAGCATGCCGTGGATCAGGTGAAGTCGACGACGGAAGACACTCCGGTTCACTACATCTAAGTGGCAAGGCTTCATCATCCCCCTGCCTTCCATGTTTGCCTGGCGCGGGTCTTGCGCCGCGATAGCTCTTCGATTTTATTGGCCAGCACCGCCTCTTCGGTCGCCGGTAGGTATTTCGTCGGCACGACCGCCCACCCGAACAGGTCGGCGATCAGGTTGAGCAGACGAATATCTCTTGTGGCGTGGATTAAGGCCACCAGCCGCACCGCGCTAATCGTATGATCCTCGCGGGCTTGTGAGGCGTAGGCGTCGAGCATGGTCTTTGGCACATCTTCTCCGAGATAGGCGGCCATCTCGCGGGCCAGAGAGCCGCGCAAGCCCGCAGCCCTAACCTTGCGCGCCTCGAACCGGCGCGTCACCGGCGGCGGCCATGAAAACAGGTCAGGGGTTAGGGGGTCGCGGGCGCGGCGGGCCATGGCTATTGTCGCCTCCACTTTCCGACGGCGTTCGCCGCGTCGATCGCGGCATGAACGTCGCTGCACACCCTTTCGACGGACTCCTGCATACCCTCGAGGTGATGCTCGATGGCGAGGCAGTAGCGATTATGCGTATCGCCATCGCCTTTCGTCATCTCCACGACCCGCGCAAGGGAGTTGAGGCCCCTTAAGGTGTGTTCGGCCTTATAAATCAGCCGGCTAAGGCGAGCGATGGTCGTTTGGTTTTGTACGTTCGTCGTGGTCATTGGTTGGCTTGCTCCCTCGAGCAGGGCGCGGGAGGCGGCGACAGGTGGATAGCCGCCCCCCGCATAGGTCAGTTGATGGCTTTGTTGACATCGCGCATGGGGATCGTGCGATAGACCTGCCCGTCCAGCCGCGCGGTCCGTTTGAGGGCGGCAAGCCTGCGCTCGGCGTCGGCAAAGCACTTGGCCCAGATGTCGGCGCCACACTCGGCGCCCTCGTGTTCGTAGATCACCGAAAACCGGGAATGCGTCTCGCCGGAGGGCGATTGCGCTATATGTTCGAGATCGGGCCTTTTCGGCGGTTTGGCGACCACATCAGGTATCGTCGTCATTTGGTTTGCTCCTGTTTTATGGGGGCTGAAAGTGCGCGGGGGTCAGTCCCTCGCGGCTCGACGCCTGGGGCTTCCCCCACGGCGTATCTTGTCGCGCCCCGAATGATGGTGGTGCGAGCAGGCGGCCCGTCGAGCGCCTTGAGTCGTGCGACGCGCCGAAAGACCCGCCGCAACTGCCGAGAGGTCGTTATGAGCCGTGGGGTCATGCCGCCTCCTCCTCGCCGGCGGTGTAAAACCGGCCGTCGAAGCTGTCGGCGTCCGGCGGCGTGGTAAGGCTTGCGTTGCAGATGTGGATGTCGCCGCCGACCCAGAGGTCGCGCGGCCAGGCGGCGATCGGCACGCTGGAGATGATGAGGTTGCCGACGACCCTCAAGCCTTCCGGCAAGGCGGTGAGGTGCGGCGTGTTGTAGATGTAGAGGTCGCCGCAGACCGTCATGCGCGCGGGCAAGGCCATTACCTCTGGGCCGGATAGGCGGAGATTGGCTTCAACGCGCACCCCGTGCTCCCCGGCAAATTTGTTGAGCCACATGATGCGGCTCAACCCCGCACACAGAAACGCGCCGTCGCTCTTTATATCGGCGTGGTCGCACGCAATGAATGTTCGACCGATCCGCAGGCGGTTCAGGGCGTCACGGCGCGTGGCGGAGGGGCTGTTCATCGTGCCACTCCTTTTTGACCGTGACTCTTGGAGGGCAACCCTCTATAGTTGACGGCAGGTTGAGGTTTGAGACGCTCGCCGCTCTGGTCATCGTAACGGGACGGCCAGAGTTGACGCGGGCTGAGATTGAGCGCGTCGGCCAGAGCCAGCTCGCCCGGCAAGTGCGCCTTGCGCGCGGCATTGCAGGCCGTGCCTTCTTTGAGGCCGTATTGCCGGTCCACATCGGCGTAGGTTAGCCCTCTGCATTTGAGCAGATAGTGGATACGGGCCGGCCACACATCGCTTGACGATTGCATCCCAAACCTCTCCTGCTTCGTTGCCGGTCCTGCCAGACCGGCTTGTTTCGGATGTCACAATTCAGGTTCGGGAGTCATGATGAATGCAATAACATTCGATGTCAATAGTGAATGTTATAAAAATCAAAATTATTTTGTGCGGCAGGGTCTTTGATGGCCAATATCGCCGCTGAAGGTGGTTTCTCGAACCGGCTCCGGCTCGCTAAAGGTAAGCGCTCCGCGCGATCTTTTGCGGCTGACTGTCGAATTTCTGCTGGCGTGATGAACCAATATCTGTCGGGCAAAAGCGAGCCGACACGCCCTATTTTGAATGCAATAGCACGCACATCGGGCGTTTCTCTCGTGTGGCTTGCGACGGGCGAGGGTTCGATGATGCGGGCCGATTCGGAGGGCACGGCACAATCAGACCCACCCGAAGGCGCTGCCTCCGCGCCCTTGCGAGTGCCGGAGTCTTTCCGCCGTTTCTCGCCTGATACTGACCTTGCAGTGATCGGCTATGCCAGATGCTCGGAGTTCAGCCATTTAGAGGACGCTAAAGCGCATCACGACCTGCCTATGCCCGTCGATCTGCGCGAGGTTGACGCCGATTCCTTTTATGTCCTTGCCAAGGGAACCTCGATGGTCCCTGAGGGGATCGAGGATGGCGATTATTGCCTGGTTTCGCCCAATACGCCGCTCGCTACAGGCTTGCGGGTCTGGCTCAAGGATCGTCAGGGTAGAGCCTGCATCAAGCGTTTGATCGCCAAGGGAAACAAGAGCTATACATTGCGCGGTTGGCTGGAACCGGAGGGGAAACGCCAGAAGCCCTATGACGACGAATGGATGATCGGCAACATCGCCGAGAAGGGCGTTGTTCTGGCGGTCTATCGGGGCAAACCCGATGCTGAGACCCCGCCGGCGCTGATCGCCGACCCCAAGGCGCCGCCGGAGAACAAACCCCCACGTCAGGCCCCGCAGACTGATTCACCGGCCGCGCCGCCGACACATCGTCTCAAAGACGACAAAGGGGCAGTCGCCACGGTATCGGCTAAAGATTCCCGCGAGGTCGCGACCCACCCTGACTTCGTGGCGATCCCGCGCTATGAGGTTGAAGCCGCCGCCGGATCGGGCGGGGCTTTCGCCGATCAGGAACTGACGACCGGTTATTATGCGTTCAGTCGGTTATGGTTGCGGCAGCGGGGTCTGATCGTCGGCAAGCTGTCGGTCATTACCGTCAGCGGCGACAGCATGGAGCCTGATTTGTGCAAGGGCGACCTTGTGCTTATCGACCACGCCCAAACCCTCCCCCGTGATGGACTCATTTATATCGTGCGCTACTCCGACGGGCTGTATGCCAAGCGCGTGCAGATGTTGCTGGGCGGTCGCGTCAGTCTAATCAGCAGCAACTCTCTTTACGAGCCGATCGGCTTTAAACTGGACGAGGTTACCGACTTTGCCGTGATCGGCCGCGTGGTGGCCTCGGTCCACGAGTGGTGATTACCGCCCCGGATTATGACTTCCCCTCTGCGGGCATAGCGGCCAGGCCGTGATAGGCGTAGAGGGCGTCGATCAGCTTAATTTTGAGGCTTTTCACTACCAAGCCGTGCGTTTTCGCTATGGTTTCGATCATATCTATCCTCTCTTTTAGGCAGGGCGTTATATCCTCTATCTCCTCAATGTAGAGGCTGGCCATAATTTCTGCTACCTTTGATACTTCCTCATAATCATTCAT